CCTTTTGGTGTAAGTGGCATCAGAACATCGTGAAGGCAGGTGGCTCTTCAATTTCAGATAGAAGCTCTTCTTTGAGCTTTTCTTTTTCTTGCTCACTTTGTTGAGTAAGAGCAGCGCCATTTAGACTTGCACCTCCTCCTGGCGAGGGAAGGGAGGAATACTTACCTCTGATCTCACCAAGGACCCCCTTAGCGACAGCTAGAGCGTATCGTTGAATCCAGTTCTTATAATAAGGATGTATCGTTGCTGTATCTAAACCACGATAAACAAGGATAACAGTTTCTCCATTATAAGAAGGAGTTGGATATAGTTGTAAAACATTACCGTTGATGAGATCCCAGGAACCTTCTTGGCTTAGAATCTTTCTGATCATCTCTAAGTTCATTTGCATTAGATAAAAATCAGATACGGCAAAATTACTAAATAGGAAGTTATCTTGGAAGTATTTGATAAAGAAATCAAACTCCAAGGTTCCTGCCATATTTTGAATGCTCAATAAGGACTTCTTGTATGCACAGTAGGTAAGGTTGTTAGCGATGTGCAGAGGTAGCATATAGGCATTGATTCCTCCTGAGGTTTCAAATGCAGCCATCTGAGTACACCAGAAAGGAGCATGATAGTCTAGATTAGTAATAGACTCATCAATTGCCGACTTGATTTGGAAGTCTGTAAGCTCCACCCGAACTACTGGATGTCCTAGTCTCCCAAGGATATAATCCTTGATTGTTTGTTCAAATTGAGTAAGCTCAATTCCACCTTCAAAGGTACTATTATTGAGTTTAGATGTATCAATAGCAGTCGAGTAAATATCAGTATCCCCTAAGTTCCTACCTGCATAGGTTCCAAAGGTGTCTCCATATCCTAGTAGCCTAGGATCTACTCTTGGTGCTGCTGCTGGCATCTAATTTCTCCGTTGCTTTTTTTGAAGGTCTACCCAGTTTTTTGGGTTCACTAACTAGCTCTAAGTATCTAGACTCTACAGGGCCTTTTGATTCAAAAAGCTCTGAAGGTCTTATCTCAACCACTTCCCCATCTATATGAAGAAGCATATTCCAACGGCATTTGCTTCTATACTTATACATAATCTTTCTAGTTTATATAGGAAAGAAAGAGGGCCAGAGGAACAAAAAAACCTCAGGCCCTCATAATTAGTTACCTAATCAGATCAGCTTACTGAGCCACCAAGAACTCTGGTGTTTCTAGCGAATGGGCTGAAGAGGTAGTTGGCAGTTGGGCCAACGATACGGATGATGCGATAGAACCTGTTCATGGGCTCAATCTGGACCTTACCGTAACGGGTAAGGATACCCTTCCTTGGCTGGAAGGACTCAGGATCCGTAATGGTTGGAAGCTGCTGTAGTGGGATGTATGGAGCGTAGATATAACCAGCGTCCATAGCGTTAGCACCTTTGTAGCCAACCATAATTTCATCAGTTGGGTACATTGGGTCAACATACAGGTCGTAGCGACCCATAAACTTACCCTTGTACTCAATTGAGTTACCACCAATGTTGGTGGGGCCATCAGCAGGCTGAACACCACCCTCAAGCTTTGCGGCACTCTCAAGTAGAGAGGCTACAAGGGGAGAGGTGAGGAGCCAGTTGCCTGGACCACGCATAGTGGTGCGGTAGATGTCCTGCGAAGCAAGGTTGATGATTGCAAGCAGGTTAGCATATACCTCACCGACATGACGGGGGTAGAGAGCAAGGCTAGACTGGCTAAAGTCGATAACAAAAATGTTAGAACTCTCAGAACCAGTGGAGTTAGTGAGATCATCACTAAAGTCGTAGGTAAACTGAGCAGGAACGAAAGTGGTTGAATCAGTAGCGTTCGTAGCTCCACCTAGACCAGGGAAAGTAGTGCCAGTTTGACCAAGATTGATGTAGCTAGAATCCATAAGATTCTGGTTTACACCACCAAGGTTACGACCACGAAGACCGTAAGCGATCATACGAAGGTCTTCGATAAGCTCACGGTCGATCTCAAGCTGAAGCTCCTTGCTAAGTAGATCAGTAAGTTCGCGCTCAAGATCAAGGTTGTGATAAGCCTTGAGATCCTGTGAAGCCTCAAGAGTCCAAAGAGCACGCATCTTACGAGTGTTAGCAACAACTGCTTCCTGCTCGATGTGGAAGGTCATCTCGGGAATACCTGTTCCAGTTAGACGCTCACCAGCAGAAAGAGTGTAACCCATAAGAGCATCGGGGTTAGGCCAGCCAGCGATACGACCACCAAAAGTACCCGATGGGGCACCAGCACCGACCATTTCTGTTGAACCAGAAAGAGTGTTAAGTACGTTGGAGACATCAAAACCGCTTTGAGCGGCATCACCATCAAGGCCAGTAGCAGTACCAATACCCGAGTCGGTTTGGAAAATACCACCAGCAGCACCACCAACAGCACCATCAGAACCGATGGAGGAAGCGGTAAGACCTCTGTAGGTCAGGTTGAACTTGCTGTAAATAGTTTGTACATTACCAGCACCACCACCGCTCTTAGCGCGGCTGTTACCGAGGTAGAAAACCTGAGAAACTGGACCCTGCATGGGCTGAACGCCAACAAGGCTGTTGGCTAGAAGTTGGGGATAAACCCGACGAACAAGAGGGAAAGCAAACTTTTGGAAAGTACCAAGCTGACCAGTGGTGGTAGCAGCAGCGGTAATATCCTCAGAAAGTCGCTCCTCGACAATAGACTTTGCTTGGTTCTCAAGAAGTTGAGCGGTAACTCGACGGGTATAATCGTTGTCGATGCCCTCAAGGACAGGCTCCCACTTCTGGACTAGCGAATCGTCAGTGCGATGCATCATTTCCATTTGAATAAATTCCTTTTATTTTTGGGAGGAAAAGGGCATGAACTTCATGACCTCATCAGTTAAAAACTCGTTAGAAGGACGAGTTTTCGATTCGTTGATCTCAACATCAGCGTGAGATACAACAACTGCTTGTTCAGAGGATGCAAATGCCTCATCCCTAGCAGCTACCAGATTCTCAACTTCTTCGAGAAGCTGTGCTTTGTGGCCTTCAAGCTCTTCGACAACATTCTCTTGAATAGAAATTTTGTCGTTGAGAACCTTAATGGTGTTTTGAAGTTTTTCGTTTTCAACTACCAGGGTATTGACCTGACCAGTCAAAACATCAAACTCTTCCTGAAGTTCCCCATGTTGTGAGGTCATCTCAGAAAGAGCATTATCTTCGTCTGCGCCATTTAGTTCTAGGGCCATCAGAGTTCTTACTGACTCAAATAAGCGAGCGTTACGGAAAACCTCGCTTTCTTCGCTAAGTTCAGCAAGAGCTTGTTCCTTTAGCCGATCAACCTTAGTTCTAAGATAGGCGTTTACTTTGGCCTCAAGTAAACCTACCTTTTCAGCGACTTGTTCATTGATAGTAAAATCTACCAGTTCAAAAACAGCTTGAATGGTAGATTCATCAAGTCCTTCAGGAAGAATATCGGCAATATTCTTTATATTACTCATGAGTAGATCTCCTAGATTCTATTGGTATGTATAAGTGAATTCTCTAAAGCGTGATTTTTTTTAGAAAATGTATGTGATCAGGGTCGTGAAGGTTCAGAGGGGTCACGATATTTCTTAACGGTCCTCCTTCCAGGCTGAGGTTTTCCTTCCTTATCCAGTCTGCTGCCTGATCTGGGCTCTTGTCCTGTGCGCTTACGATGAGCAGTTCGTCTACGAGCATCCTCCCTGGCAGCAGCATCACGGCGAGCATCTCTAACAGCAGTTTCTGCCTGATCCTCACCAATAAGACCGAAAGCTTCTGCAAGGTAAAAGCCAAACTGGCGATAGACTTTTTTTTCTACAGCTACTGCTTGCTGTGGTGTAAGCTTGACCTTCTTACCAGTCTTGCGCTCTCTACGAGCGATAGCCTTTCGAGTTGCTTGGCGGGAAGCTTCATCTTCTTTTGATTTAGCACCTACACCAGCACCAAAGGAGCCTTTTCTACCCATACTTGCTGAGGTTGCAGCTTTGTTAGCTGCTCTACGCTTAATATCAGCAGTATCAGCGTCCATCTGTGCTCTACCAGCAGCCTCAGCGGCTTTCGACTTAGAAGCATCAGCTTTCGACTTAGAAGCAGCAGCTAGACGAGCATCACGATCAGTCTTATTTCTTGCAGCGATGTTACTCTTGGCCTGTTGCTGCTTCATGCCGCGAACTTTGGCCTTACCTAAACGCTCGCCAAACTTCTCAGCAGCCTGAGTTGTTTTTTCAGCAGCACTCTTGATCGCACCAGGGGCTTTCTTTGTAGCAGATGCTATAGCCCTTCCTGCGGCACCAGCGGCAGCAGCAGCTTTCTCACCACCAGTTACTGGCTTACCAGCAGCAGCAGCATCCTGAGCTTTTTGTCTAATGCGAGCAGATTTGACATCGCCCTTTGCAATAATTTTTGAACCCTTAGCAACTCCTTTTGCGCGAGCAATTTCCATCTTCTTTGCTTGGGCCCTTGCACGCATGTTAGCAAGAATACCTCCTTTATCAGAATCAGGTGACTGGCTCATTCTTTCGTTGGAATCAGACCTTGATTTTTCAAGCTCATCAGCGAAAGCCTCAGCAAGAGTATAGGCAATTTTGTGCCAACTTCCATCGGCTTTGACAGCCTCCATCATGCCCTCTTTGCTTCTTCTAAGAGCAGCAAGATCAGAAGCTTCAATCTTGCCATCACCATCAGTATCAAGAGCTTCTTGATTTCCAGGCATATCTTTCTTAGCTTTTTTCTTCTTGGTCTTAGCTTCTTCAATCCAAGGATCATAAGCCTCACGAAGTTTGGAGCGAAGCATTGTAACAAAGTTTTGCTCTTTCTCTAATTTACTTTGGCTCTCTCTTGCAAACTGAGATTGAGTGGACTCAGAGAGACCTGGGAAAGCTCCACGGGTGGAGGGATCGGCAACAAGATCGAAGGTGACTAGGCGGAAATCTTCGTTGACGATCTTGTTACCTTGGGCATCCTCAGATAATGTACCCATACCACGGGAAGAAATACCAATCTTTACACCACCTTCAATTAGAGCTTTGGCAGTAAGGCCAGCAGGAGTTTTTAGGATTTCAGCTTCACCGATAAGTTCATTACCCTTCATCTCAAGCTTAGTGATAAGATGAGAAGCGTTTGAAAGCTTTACAGTATCGTTCTGTGGGTGATCAAGCTCTCCACATAAACGACGCTCTGAAATAAGAGGTTGAACTTTGCTCAATTGGCTCTCAAGAACTTTGGTAGGATAAATACGACCGTTGTTATTCTTTTCGTTACAGCGACCAAAGATCCCTTTGATCTTCATAGTATCGCTCTTAGAACCTTCAGTTAGTACCTGAAGATTTTCAACAATAAATACATCTTGAATTAGGTGTGTCATTTGTACTTTAGTCCTCGTTCTTTCTTGATAGATCTACTACCGTATTTTTGAGCTAACTTATCGGAAGCCCTACCATAGCGAAGCATGGTTCTCGCAGCGTGCTTTTTGACGCTACCCCAATCGGCTGATGGAGTTGCGCTCCCTTTTGTGAATCCCTTAGCAATCTTTCCCTTACCGCTCTTAGCCCCCCATTTGCCTTTGGAGATTACATAAAGTCTACCTGCCGCTTTGGTAGTAAAGATATCGCCATACTTACCATCAGAAAGAGCTTTCTTTATACTATCGTAGGTACGGACTCGACCTTTGAAAGCCTTTTTAGTATCACGCTTTGCGCCTTCTCTAGAGGTATAAGTTTTTCTACCCTCTTTTGAGCCTCGCGCTTCGTTAATACTATCAATAGCCTCCGTCAGTTTCATCTCTTCTTTAGCTTGCTCCTGATAGACTGTTTTAGAATATCTTTTTTGCTAGTAGCGGGTCGTGCGGAAATATACCCATACTTCTTCTCAATGGCTTGAGTTGAGGTTTTCTTTTGAGGACCAGCTAGATTTACACCTAGTTGACCAGTTGTAGTCATAGCGCCGCTCATCTCTTTTAGAAGAGATCTTACCTCTTCTAAAAGTGGAATAAGCTGTTGAGCAGTTTCCTCAGTTAGAGACTGTGGTTGCTGCTCAGGCTCACTATCACTCCAAACTAGTTCAGGAATAGAATCTGCGGCAGGGGTATCTTGTGGATGAAAACTTTCACCCAGAATCTCTCGCATGAAAGAATCAGGAACTTCAACCTTTGAAATATCTTTACCAGCAGGAGCTAGACCATTACCCTTAGCTTGAGGAGGAAGTTCTTTTCCTTCCTTGATGCTTTGGGTTTGGTTTAGGATTAGCTGTTCCGCAAAGTCTCCGATACTTTTCATCCGTAGATCCTCCCTGTCCTCACTCTTCGTCTAGATCTTGAAAAAGAAGCTCGGCAAGAGTTTCGTCAATAACGGACTCGATATCCTCTTCACCCTCTTGAAGTTGGGTAAGACGATCAACTAGGCCAACAACGACATTGAGGTGTTCAAGGATACGCTCCTCATCAATGGACTCGTCAAGCTGAGAAGTGCAAAGGGGACAAACATGAACGGCCTCTTCAAGACCCTCACCTTCGACCTCTTCGGCCTCTTCCATTTCCATTTCCTTCTTCTTTGCCTTCTTCTTGGCGGGCATTTCGCTGTCATCAGCGCAGCTTGATTTCTTCTCGTCTAGGCGAGGAGTGACACCAGCCTTTCCCCAGGCAGCGTTCTCTAGTAGTTGTTGACGGAGTTCGTCACTTAGTCTGTAATGATCCATTTTTCTATCTCATAAAAAATGATGTGAAGATTTGCATCTCTAAACATATCTAGCGATCAAATCCATTATTCTCGATTTTATTTTATATTTTGTGAATTAGCGATAGGGGACGAATCCACCAACTCCATCCTCATTAGGCGATACAATCGTAAGTCCTGTATTCGTCGCCTTGATCTGTCTAAAAGTATCAGGCAGAGCGGTAGTTTTCCTCTGAACTAGCTGAGTCTTGTTGAAAGAAATTCTTTTATCTGCTCTACTAACTGGTGGAATTATTTTGACATTATTGATTAGACCATTTTGAATAGCTTTTTTGATAGTATTGAAGCTCTCTAATCTAGAAAGCTTATTGAACTGCTCTAGCGTGAGTCTGCTGAATACATCAAACTCAGTAAGAGATTTACCAATACCATTTATGGAAAGCTCGTAATTAGTATCAAGTTCATTGATAATTTCTCTAATCAATCTAAATCCTGTCTTCTTTCTCTTGGGAGTATAGTCTGATGTTCCCTTGAGTTCTCCTCGATCTCGATATGCTTGTTTGAATGGCCTATCCTGGATATTGATTATAGTTGTTCTAGCCTGTGTATCTTTTACACCATAGACATCTACCCCATCTCGATCTACAACATCATATCTAATAAATTTATTAGTTTGCGATTTAGAAAATTCAGGTACAATACTAGTTCTGCATCTTAGGATCCTAGTAATTGATCCATCTCTAGAAATATCTTCAATTTTAGATTTAGAATTGAACAGGTTATAGTCTGTCCGATTGGTAGGATACAACATAATGTACCAGGGAATTTGTCGAGTCAGCAGAGGTATACTCTTGTTCTCTTTGGGAGAATCAAAAAGAATATCGGTTTGAGTTAGATTTAGAGACGAAGTTGTTTCAACATAATCTAATAGAAGGTCCGAATCATCAATCAAGAAAACTCTTTTATTAGCTTTATATTTTATAAACTCGTCTGCCTCGCTCCTACCTTCGACAGTAACAGTATCCATGAGCTTATACTCAACGGTAGTATCTTTGAGTAAGAATGTTTCAGACCGAGAGGGGCGTGTGTAGAGAGAACTAAGATTACAGCTTAGAAGATAGTATGCTTGTCTAGGGGCAGAAAGAGAGGATTCAAACTCAATCCCCGATGCTACTGACGCTGGAGCACTTACCTCAAGCGTTCTGCCACTTTGTCCACCTAGTAAACTAATAGCTTTTTGCCGTGTGCGTTCAGGAAGAACAAAAGCATGATCTTTTTCTGATTTTGTATACAGACGCTCTGATTTACCACCAATAGTAATATCAAAATAATCGCCATCACGCAAAGATAAAGTTACACGATCAATGAAAGTTCCATCATCGTTGATGTAATATTTTTTTTCTACTCCTCTAATAACAACAGGAATATACATATCCACATCTGATGGCAGAACTTTCCAGTTTTTTATAATCTCTTTATCACGACCAGAAAGTTTATTTTTATCTACAGAAAACTTATTCTTATCAATAAGAGATAGAACTGCAATTTCATTCACTCTAGGAATGGTAGAGGGTTTTATAACGACTGGATTTTGTTTTATACTATTTTCTGCTAGACTGATTAGATCTTTTTTAGACAGAGTACTCAAAGTTCCATCCAAAACTCTAGAACCAATTAGATTGAATATCTGATTGATACTCAACTTAGTTCCATCATAGTTTTTGATTTTATCTAAAATGTCTCGAACTTCGCTATTCAAATTTTCATAAATAACCGCAGGAGTAATTCCAAACGCTTTTCTGCTATCCCAGTTTCCTGGATTACGACGATTCTTTAGAACATAATGTAGATTGCTATCTATGTTATTTCTAAAAAATTCTCTAAATCCAGAATCATTAGGAACTAAATCTGGAGCTTCTGGAGTGGTAAGAACAGCGATTGTACTATCTTGAACACCATAAGGATTTTTTCTAAGAATAGCGGCTGCTAAAGTAGGATCATTTAGATTTATCTCCCCAGTACTTATTGCATTATTGATTATAAAATTACCATCTAAACTTTCAGATCTTACTAGACCGTTACCTGCCTGATCCTCAGATCCAGGTTGATCCCTAAATGAGGTATTAGTTCTGACATTACTACCAGCATCAAATAAGGCTCCTCCCGTTGAAATAGAGCCACTATCTAAAGTAGGAGTTCCGTTACCTCCTCCTCCAGCCCCATCTCCAGCCCCATCTCCAGCCCCACCTCCGTCAATCGTTGTTATTGTTGGTGGAGCTAAGTCCTGATCGGTAACAGAACCATCAACAAAAATAATACCACCTCCACCACCTCCATTAGTACTTATTGTTGGTGGAGCAGGGCCTTGAGGACCAGGAGTAGATGGACCTCCGCCACCACCTCCAGGAGGAGCAGGACCTCCAGGACCAGGGGTAGCAGGACCTTGAGGATCAGTAGGAGATTCACCAGAAGGACCACCAAGGCCACCACCTCCAGGACCACCTCCATCCCCTGGAGGCTGAACTGGATCAATAGGGGCTTTTGGGTCGGTAGGGGTTACTGTGGTGGTGTCGTCACCTCCACCAGCATCAATAGTTCCTCCACCATCGAATTCAGGAATATTTCCAGGCCCTAGACCAGGAAGAAATTCTCCGCATCCAAAAGTAACCTTGTCAGACATTAGCTCTTCACAGAGATTGTGGGATTAGTTGCGTTGAGGTTTCCAAACAAGAATCCTGAATCAGTTTGTGGAATACCTGTCATTTTCCACATTATTGTAGGATAAGTACATTTTCCTATTCGTGGGTTTCCGACATAACCGTTTCCTAAATTTCCAAGAGATTCTGTATCGGAATAAAGAATATCACTTACAGGGACAATAAATCCTGAGAACCTCTCACCTGCTCTGTCAGACACGGTTTGTGTCACTGTTTTCTTTTTCTTCTTTCCTGAAACGGTGTATTTTAGTGTGTGTGGTGCTGGAAATCTAGGACTAAGGTTGCCGTAGTTGTTATTATCATCACTTGCGAATGCTACATAAATCGTAAATTCATCAAAGCCTTTTTCTACCCAAGTTCCAGCATAGTTTGCTGGAGTTATATGATTTCCATTATGTCCTGTAGTATTTTGAGCTATACAATTTACTAGTGAGGGCTCAACGATATAATCTGCTAACCATGCTGGGCGGTTGAATTTGATTCTTTTAGAAATATAATGAAAGTTTACCTTAGATGCGGTGTTGCTTTGAGAGACTTGGGTATTATCAAAATTCGACAATCTAGATGGAACTCCTCCATCTAGCGTAGTTCCAGAAGGATTTACTGCTTGGCTATAACTTCCTGCAACTATACTAGGATCTGCGGCACTCCCTCCAGCCTTTCCTGAGATAAAAGTATTGATATAGTCATTAGGGTACAGACCCTTATCATCAAGTTCTTGAATAATACACCATTGAGCAAGATCCCAATCAGGATAGGAAGGAATATTTACAGAAGCACCTTGACTACCAATACCATACTTGGATGTTATATATTGTTTTATGTAAGCATCAGAATCAGTAGATTGAAATGTATCGTCAGCAAATATTGTTTGGTAGTAATCATATAAAGCACCTTCTGGTCCAAAATTCCAACCACCAAAAATATATCCAGTAGCCAGAATATTCATGGAGTTCTGAGCATCAGACGCATTAGCAAGAACATCTAATTGACCTTTGATAGAATCATAAGTTCGCTTTAGCTCATAATCAAGTTGACCCTTGCCTACTGCTGGATTCGCAAGAGATAATTGTGGATAGGCAGCACCAATACCTGCACGCTCGTTGTAGGTTAGCTCGGCTGTTCTAAAAAGAGGACGAATATCAACTACATCCGTGCTGAGAACAACTTGAGAATCACCTTGAACAAAGACATAGGCAACAGGTAGGATGGACTGACCTATAAGCTCATAAGCATTGTCCTCTAGCTTCTCAGAGATAAGAGGAGCTAGGTTGAGCAGATCATCAGGAGCAGGGAAACTTCCTCGAATATTCTCTACAATATCATTAGCAGAGGTGCTGGTGAATCCCATAGTATCTGAGAACTGATCCCCAGGAGCAGCAAGAATAGAATCATTTGAGTTCGTCTTGTACCCAGAGCCTACTTCCGTAAATTTTGCTTCAAAGTTAGCTCTAATGCCTGCACCCTTTACAATACCAAGGGTAGGCTCAGTAATTTTTTGAACCGTTCCGCCTTGAATAATCTGCACCGCGCTAGTGTCGATTGGCTTACTGTATATAAAGACAAGATCAATTCTTTGTTGAACCCCATCAACAGCAACAGTAGATCCCTCCTCATCAGTGTATGAAAAATCTGCTGCATCAAATCCAGGAACTTCGACACTAATCTCATCATCAATATCAACAATGGCAAGTCGTGAAACACCACGCCAAGCTTTGATAAAGTAGCTTTCTGTCATTGGGAATTTAGCCCAACCATTATTGATATTAGTAATTTCAAAGCTTGGAAGAGTAACTTCAGATAGCTCCGATCCTCTAGATTTGGCCCAAACGATAGCTTCGGTAATGGGGAATGGGGACAGCTTTGCACCACCACCTGGGATGTTCACATCGTATCCTCCATAAGATAGCCAGGATTTAGTAGTATCTAAATCAGCCCCGTCACCATCAACAACACGATCAGAATCGACCACGGGCCAAGTAAATGCCCTTTCAACTAGTCCGTTCATTCCAAGGGCATCTTGGGCTAGGATAGACTTGAACTTCTCTAGAGCAGCCTCTAGATCCACATTACCTCCGTTAGGAAAGCTTCCAGGGTTTGGAGTAGCAGCAGCCCAAGCATCAACATCACCAATAGCTTCTCCCATCACTTTTCGTAGATAAGCTAAAGGTTGGCGTGTAGAAGCATCGTTGATTCTGGCGGTATATCTTCCTGGCTTGACACGAACTAATCTATCTGCTCCAGTGGCGTATGGACGAAGCTCGTCAATATCAGACCGCTTCACTCCTAAAAGTTCAGTAGCATTTTTTCTTACTTGATCTTTTAGCCAAAGACAGTTTTCTTGAAGTTGCTTTAGTGGAATATTATCTACTTCAAAGTAATAAGGATCATTAGCTTTGAAGAAACGAATTGGATCAGTAAATCTATAATTACTTTCTTGATATATTTGTTCAGCCATTAGTTATCCCTCGAAAGGTCGAAGATTGCAGCGGATTTGAATCCTAATGAGCCTGATGTATCACCTACATAGGCTTCTGAAAGTCTGTTACTAGAGGAGTCCGCTCTAGCTCTTATTATAGTAACCTTTCTAGGGGTTCCCGCAATATTGATACTCGCATGTTGAGCATTAGCAAATGTTCTTGCAGCAGACTCATCTAGAATACATTGTGTTGGATTTTCATCTAACATTTCTGAGCAGTAATAGAATCCAGAAGTCCATAATTGATCTGGTATACCATCTCCATCAGAATCATAACTTAGTCTAAGTAGGTCAGGGTAATCACCACTAGCATTAGTAGCACCTGTTGGGAACACCGCAGACAGATCAGCAGAGCAGTTATACCCTTGAGCGAACAGTTGATACGCTGGACCTAATACGCCACTTATTGGTCCATCTGCTGCGTGCTGTAGTGGAGATCCTTTTAGATATCCACTTAGGTCTGTTTGTAGGGCTCTAGCACTTGTTCTAGGAGTCCAATAAATTCTGAATACACCTTGATTATTACTTGTATGTGGTGTCGATCCGATTTTGTATGTAGTAGTTCCACTAACATTGATGCCCGCTTGAGTTAGCGCAGACGCAGTTTGATCATTAACAGTTCCAGAAATTGGATAGAATCTATTAAATGTAGAGTTTATGTCTACACCAGAAGGAACAACCCATACGGAACTTCCTGCTCCAAATGCATCAAGAACACTCAACGAACCAGTTCCTGGAGTTCCTAAAGGTGCTCCAGAGGCAGGAACATCATATGCTGAACCCTTATTGGTTCCATCCACGGATGATGCCCAGATTGCACTAGGTCCGTGATATTGAATACTTGCTGGGTGCATACCGCTAACAGAAAGGTGGGAAGCATTCAATCTAGAGGTATCAGCAATATTCCAAATCATCAGTCTATTACATAAGGATCCACTAGTAGTATAGTAGAAACCATCTAATGGACTATCATTTGTTCCAAGTGGGAAGTGAACATTTTTGACATTGACCACACTATCCTCTGTAGCCCTAACACATACACCTCCTTGAGTAAGATTTTCAACTTGATTATTGGTTGCAACAGAACCAATAACTGTATTAGTATCAAAGAATCTTAGAATAGCTCCTGTATCAGTAAATGTGGGATTATTTGCTGGAGTAAATGATTTGCCCGTAGCTAGATCATCTAAATTAAAATTTGAAATTGCGGTTGTATCCTGTGGGTTAGGATAGAACTGTAATGATCCAGACACTGTGTAAGCACTAATGTCAAAAGTATCTACTGGGTAATCTGATCCATTCTCTAAATATAGAAGACCTGTATTTGTTCTGGCCCAGTTAGATGGATAAGCTCCCAAATCGGCCATATTTATAGTAGAGTTTTTATTTGCTACTAGACAGGCGCGAGTTGCATGAAGTTCAACAGAAGTATGATTTTCTCCAGAGCTTAGGTCAAAACCACTAACCTCTAGACCAAACTTATCTCTTTTTCTAGCTGGTTCGATATTGAGAACTGAGTTGTTTTCAACAAGGATATCAACCCCAAACTGGCCCATAGCAGTAGGACCGTGGATACTAATTGTTGAATTATTTTCTCCATAGATACCAGCCATCTTTTGTTGATAAGTGTATCCTGCTGGTCCATAAACAAAGGTACATCCTGTTTTACTTCCAAATAAGCTAACTTTTGAAGAGTTGCTTGCTTTTATTGCTCTACCGTAGGAAGGTGCGTCTTCAACATTTTCAGAAGTACCGTTGACTTGGATATTTGGGTGAACAAGGTCTAGAATAGATCCATCATTCACTGAGAATGCAGGAAGAGCTACTTTATTTTGAGCATTCCAAGAAATAACCCCGTGAGCAACAACGAACTTAGAGTTTCCATAAAGTTGTGGAATATTATTCTTTCTTCTAAAGGTGAATATACTATTACCTTGTAGATCTAAGTGTTGTCCATTAGCCGACATATCCAACTGGCGTCTGTCGGACTGCCCACCAGCGGTTGGTCCAGCTACGGAGTCAAAAATAAACTCGGAGTTTCTGCATCTGATAGCTTCATTACTATGAGCATCTACACAAAGGTTTTCAAACACAAACTTAGAGTTGTCTGCTTGGATTCCTTTGTCATTTCCATAAATATCAATCAAACCTTTGACATTAACTTTTGAGTTATCTAAAAGGAAACCATAACCTGTATTTAGCTCTGATGCTAGTACACTACCTCTAGCAGACTCGGTTGCAATCAACCTTCGGACACCTCCAGTTAGCTTTGAATTATCGAGGACAAAGCCCGCATAGTTTCTTGAAGCAACAATCTTACAATCAGATCCAGATGCTCCGTTGTCTCCTATAGAAGTAAAATCTTCACCAAGGGGTAACGAGCTAATCGAAACATCACTATTTACTGCATGGAATCCATATCCTAGTTCTGGGTATCTATCATTTACCGAGGATATAGAATAGTTTCTATAAGAGAAGGCTGACCTTGATAGAACAACCTTAGAGTTGTTGAATTTCCAACCAGCAAGATTAGCTCTCATCGCTGTGCAGTTTTCAAGAAGCACATCTGAGTTTATAATTTCAATACCGTAATTATTGACTGCTGCTGTATTTTTAGCTGCATCAACAAAGAAGTTTCTAATATAAATAGGACCATCACAGTTTTTGACTGTAATCTTTCCAAGTGTATTGATGTATAAACAACCTCCTAATCCTACTTCATTAGTTCCAAGGACATCTCTATAAATAGTATTAGTAGTTGCCTGATTTGTTGCACTAATATCAATACTGCCTAAAGTATTATCAAAGGCTGTATAATCAAGTGCTTCATACGGAGCTAAATCAAATCTATTTACTGTAGCCCCACCAAGCACAGTTTGTCCTAAAGCAACAGACAATGGAGCTTTTCTTAGATTATGTTTTGGATAAAGAACCCTATTGCCATTATTTGTTGATCTTGTGTCGCCAGCACTGCTCAATACTGTAACACCAAGATGAACACAAGAAGTATCGGTTAGTGTATTACTTGTATCTAAAGAACTAACTCTATATGCTAGATTGTGAGACTGATTGTAAGATGGATTAACTGATACGATTTTGCTTTCACTAGAAACATCATACATTCTAGCAAAATTTCTATTGATAATCTCAATAGAGCCACCCTCCTCAATTCGGAAATTGTGTAGCTCTAAATTACCAAGGTCTCCAAAGCTACCAACTTCAACAAGAACAGGAAATCTTACAACTTTAGGAATAGCCGCAATACAGGAACTGAGATTGGTAAAAATATTTCTATTTGCAAGCAAGGCAGCTTGACCTTCAGGTGTGTTAGCAGCGTCGGCAGAGACAGTAAGAGCTAACCCAGGGATACCAGCAGAAGTATTGTACCCGTTCTGCTCCCAAAGCTCGTAGGTGCGCTCCTCTAAATCGTATAGAGGCAGGTTGTCTTGCTCCCAGTTATAGAAAGAGCTTGTGTCAAACTTGGACACATAAGGAACCCACTCGTTGAAAAGCTGAACGCTTCCGCTACTGGTATAGATATCGTTTCTATTGAAAGGCATTTTAGAAGTTCAATGTCCACCTAAAGATGAGACTAAAATCATTAGTCTTTCTGATATTACTAAATGTACGATAACAAACTAAAATGGATCTGTCAGTAGTATTCCCTGTTGGATTTTTCATAAACATCCCAACTTCATTGATATTAGCATCGTTACCATCTCTAGTCAAATCATTACAAGCTTCTTCATCAAGAACTAGAGTGTATCTCACTGAAGAATCACCAATTCTGGTTATTTTGTTTTTTGGAATAAGAGCAAACGCTCTATCTGTAGTTAGGGATCCATTCGTAAGCTGGCCGTTTACACTTATGAATAGGTTGCTTCCCGCTCCGTATTCTGTATTGGTTAGTTGCCCTGAGAGTTCATAAATAGAACTGGTTACACCTCCTGTAGGAGGTCCTGAGACCCCTACTTGGAAACGATCAATTTGATAATCAAGAACACTATCAGAGCCAGATCCAGTAAAAAGATAGGACAGACCAACGCCCATTCCTGATACAATTATGTTACTATCATCTAAAAGGACTTCTTCCTGACCCGTATTCCATCTACGAATAATCGTCAGGTGTCCATTGATACCCATGTCATCAACAAAATTTTTCATCTAAAATATACCTTCCACTTAAGCGTGAGATCTTTATATTCGGTATCATCTGTAATAAAGCACAGATTTTTTGATAGTCCTTTTCTACAGAATAATTTATACTTCCTAGGATTATTTAGTACACTAAAGCCGAACGGTGGACTATTTCCATTTTGAATAGACTTCTGCATATCTATAGACCATAGCCCAATATGATAAATTCCTCCATATGCATTTACATGCCCTAAATCTCCAGAGCCAATAAGTAAGGAATATTCTACAAAAGGGAAACCCTCATAAGCTTCTTCTGCTGGTGCGGACAAGCATAAACCGCTTGATGTACTACTCATTTCGTAAGTTGCATCAGGAACAGAAGACATTACATTAGTAACGAAGCCAGAAACATCCATAGAACTGGCTTCATTGAAAACCCCAACAACCTTAGTTGTAGGTTTGATGCTTGTATCAGAATAATATATTCTTACTGAATTATTGATGTTACTATAAGGTGTACTACTGCCCTCTGGAAATGCTCCCAGTAAACTAGCAGCGGTATAATAATCTTCAATAGTTGAAGAAAAAATAGTATTTTCCATAATAGCACTCATAATAGCTGAAGGCAAGAAATTACAATGTTGCCCATTTCCAGGGAATATAGAACTAACAGAAACTCCCGCTACTGTAGCTGATATATCTGTATTTTTTTCTAAAGTTCTTAGTGCTGGATTGGGTGCTGTTGGAAGCTGGTCCAATGTAGCTTCATCTATTCTTAGAGATACTCCATCTTTACTATTAGTAAAGTTTGGGTGATAATATACAAAACTAGCAACCTTTGGAGTATAAACAAAGGGAGCTATAGCTATACTACCAATATTCAATAAATTAGCATAAGTGTTTGTTATAAGGGAAGATTTTCTAGAATCTAACTTTCTAGCACCATTATTATAATAATAAGAACCTGTGCCAAAAGAAATTGCTTGGACTCTATAGTTAGAAGCATCTAAAATAGAAGAAGTTGCATGATCCTCGATACCAGAAAGAGATGGGGATACTGTCATTATATCCGCTAATAACTCTCCTGCACCATCAACAAGCATGTTGGGCTCTTGTAATAGAAGATTATCTCCCTCCCAGATTTCTACAACGCCTCTCATTAGTTCTCAAACTCCACTTCTGTATAGTTTTCGTATGTACCATCTTTGGTGTGTGGTCCCCACTCTGGATGAATTCTATAGTTAAGTCTGCTACCACCACTAACCTCTAGCGTTCCAGATGTAATTGTTGCATCTCTAGAGGCAATATTAGTTGCATACTGTCCAACACCTTGTCCTATCAATCCATTATAGAATTTTAGAATATCATGAAGTTGATCTTTTGATAGTTCTAACTTATTTTCTTTTACAAAAGGTCGTAAAGGCGTACCGCTACTTTTTATTCCGTGACCAGTTCCTATCCCAGCGTAATCCCGTAAGGTTAGATCTTGAAGCTCTATGGAATCTAGAAGCATATACTTTTTCTCATTTGCATTTGGAACAAAAAATATTTCTACAATATAGTTAGTATTATCTCTGTTTACTTGTTCCGTAATGCTATAATCAGAACTTCTAATTGGAATAACATCAAGATACTCCGAGTTATTTTCTACTGTAAAGTTTCTAGTATCGAATTCTACATTGAATGTTTCAAAGTAGGACTCTTTGATGTTGTTCAATGTATTGTTATTGACAACAGTGTCTTGTTTATAAATATTACCTAAACAATATGTTTTTTGTGATGGATCTGGATTCTTTACAGGGAACTGATAAATATGAGCTAGATTATTTGTTACTAATGGAATGGAAAGACGCTCTTCTCTAACAGGTTGCCATTTTTGATTAGGGGTCCATGTCCACAGAAGGCCACTAACTGGTTGCGTGTGGATCCAAACTCCCAGCTTACCCCCTCCAAGAATAGGGGAGTATTCTTCAGCAACAAGCGATTTGATCCTGAGATTGAACTTGTGATCCTTGATAAAATAATTTCTTCTATCCCCGTATGAAGATAAATCAAACCGTAGTCTAGGTAGACCCCCTAAAGATTTACATTTGATTACTCGATTTCCAATAAGATAGTTCTCCATCCCAGGAACTCTATAGCTAGAATCAATATCAAAAATAGTAAACTGATTTCTTCCTGGTGCTCCTGATATATCACAGAACTCGATGCCACTAAGGATAGCAGGATTTCTATACTCTGCATTGTTTACATTTCCAGACACCCAGGTTCCTGATAAAGGAATAACGCTATCTCCAGAATCACTAGCGATAAAAGTTCCATCCCCATCTTCTTTCCAAACATTAGCAGCATTGATTGCACTTGCTGTAGTAACACTTGATGCTACTAGATTTCCTACAGCAGATCCATCTAGTTTGAAATCACAGTTATATAATCCAAGTCCGAACACCTGGGCAAATATATTTCCGCCAGTCTTCTCAGTCTCGTTCAAACCAAGCGGGTGTTTTGCAAAATACTTGCAATAATCTCTATGCAGCTTGTGAACGCCCTTTCCAAATTGGAAATTTTCATAGTCAGCAAATGAGTTTAGAACATAACCACTTGCAATTGCCGTATTTGCCAAGCTAAGAGCATTATTCTTCCAATAAGCATCAGCGTCATACACAGAGGTTGAAGAAAGAATTTGCAACCCATTATCCAAAGCCTTGGCTTGGAATAGCTCATGCATAGTATTGTAGATTTCTGGTAACTGTCCGCGATCAACATATCTAGCAGTAGCTGAAGTTATTTCTGGCATTTTTGCATTAGAACCTAATGCAAAAAGTCCTCTATATGGGAAGGTTGTACTTGTATCAATTCCAGAGAAAGTTCTTGATGATCCTAGTCCTTCACAAATATTCCATACCCCAGAGGGGTTGATTGGATCTACAACAGGGTGGAACTTGCCAGCAGACGCCACATAACCCAGCGTAAGCTCTCCAATAGATGAGGGCATGGAATACTCAAGCGTCGAAGGATCGTAGCTCACAGGCCCATTGAAGCCCGTTCTATCGTAGTATCCTTCGTGGGGGAGCAGATACTTGAGATTACGCCTGCGGAGGGCTCTTCGAGCTACTGAGCCTAGATCAGAAATTGTGGTGGTGCTTGATAGAAGAGCATCTGTAAAATCATTAATATCTTTCCTCTTGAAAGTATTTAGACCTCCACGGCCATCATTTGAGCCTTGATCACCATCCCCTCCTCCAGCAGCAAAGGACATTTGCGTGCCACTAAATTCAAAGTTTCCAAATATAGAAGCTGAAGTATAGCCCGCTCTAGTATCATCATGATCTAGACCAAGATAGTCAAACTTAGTGCTCGACATTGAGAAATCATCTTTTGCACTAGCCGTCAGGTTTACTCTGGTAATTGCATGAGCAGGAGAGAACTCTTTAGACACTCTAGCAGCTTCATACAGCGCATATTTTCCGTCCCCCTCTAGTGTAGTTTTAGAGAAATCAAAGTCTGTATCTCTAAAGTTGATAAAGAGGTGAGAGGACTTTCCGTTCCAAAGGCTGAGTAGGTTCTTCTCGTAGTCCGAGATACTCAGCATTACATCATCAAAATTAGGAGGTGTTTGTACAGAACTAAAGAACATTAGGAACTCGTTCAAAGCTCCAAGATCAGAGCCATCAGTTACTGCACTACTGACAATGTAATCTCCTACTTGATTAGCAAAAGCACTTTTCACCCTAAAGCATTTCAAGCGTTCTACTAGTAACTCAACTAATGGTTTAGTAACCGTGCTATCTCGATAATATTTTACTTCCTCAAAAGGAGGCATAGGATAATTTCGCCTTCCCCTATAGTTGAAGAGGAATTCAAGATCACCTTTGAACTTTAGATAGGTTGGTCTCTGACCTGTCTCTGGGTGCGAGTCTCCCGCCATGTAAACACCCGAACCTAGGGGACCAAAACCTAATGCCTCATCCCATGCTTTACTTTCTCCAAATAGTTTTGCATCCTGTTTACGCGCTTGGAATCCAGTACCAGTTACCTTATGAATATGAAACCCCTTCATAGCAGGGTCTCCAATAATCGTATATAGCCTAACCTCTCTTCCTTCGTTGTCTAGCTCCCAGAATTGGGGGATAGGCAGAGGCTCTCCATAAAACAAAAAATTATTAGGAAAGGCTTTATATAAATCCAGCAGGATACCATCAGTAACAATCTTCAGATTCTCTTCTAAGCTACTAGTGCTATAGTGAAAAATCCCACTATCAGCAGCAAGGCGAGGTGTCCAGGTGTTTAGATTTTGGAATAAGGGAGACTCTGTTCCTAGCGAATACCAAATAAGGTGTGGAATATAGGATTCCCAAAGCTCTTGAACTCGACCAGAAACATCAAAGATTGAATCAACGATTAGAGCATTGATGGCAGCTTGGATAGCATCTAAGGTTCCTGATTTTTTGTATATATCTAAAGCTAAACGAAGCTGGTGCCTCCATTTGGCTGGGGAGTTACCTCGTAATCTAAAGCCGATTAGGTCCGCAATATATTGTAGGTGCTCGTCTCTAACATTCTCTATGTCGTAGATTAGTCCAATATTCTCGATTTGATTAGAAATATCCGCAAACTGATAACCTAAAATAGTATTGAACTTTCTATGTGCGCCTTTTGATATTTGATCATTCAGATAAGTTCCAGCCCCGATAAAGCTATCAAATGCGTCTTTTACTGTATAATCCTGCTGATCAATATACAGAGGAGAATATACTACATCTACAAGGGTTTGTAAAGCTTCAAGCTTTTGGGTTCCACTAGTATAGGTTGGTAGAACTCCCGCACTAGGCTCTGTAATAGCATCTGCTGTTCCAGAAATATAACTTGTAGGAATATAAGATCCAAAAGAACAAGTTTCATTATTTCTCCATAGGTACTCAGTTAGACCCTTGATTCCGTCAACAGTCTCTAAGGTTTTACCCCTATAAATATCATTGAAAGAAGAAAGAACATAACTAGATGGAGAGTAATCAAGTCCTCCATCAGCAGAAGTATTGAGAAAATAGAACCAACCTAAAGTATCAACTAGGTAGTTGTGAACTGAACTAGCATCTGGATTGTTAGTCAATGCTGATAGCGTAGTTATGTTAGCCTCTAAAGCCCCAGGCTTTGTCTGCGATGCTGGAACTATCGACGGTAGCAGAGTTTCTGATAGATAGGTATTGAACTCTGAATTCGTATCAAAGTTTGAAATAGAAACTCCTAGAGGAAGCAGAATCTTTGATTCAAATAGAAATGGAGTGATGTTGATTTTAGTAAGCTCATTTTGCTTTACAAAATACTGTGAGATTCCGCTGATATTTCCTAGTGAACTTGTATGAGTACCGTCAACTCCAGATATTGAAATTACATTAGCAATATTATTTGCTAGTGAGACATGACGGTTTATAAGATCTGAAACTGGATTTAGCTCCGTACCACTAAGCTCTAGATCTTTCTGTTGATAGACTTCAGGCGTGATCAATTCAACTAACTCTACAAAATTAGTTTTGTAGTAGTTTCTAGGATTAGGTGTATACTTATTTTTGCCCATCAGTCTAGTAGAATTACAGAAATAGTTAGGTTATTTAGCTGAATAATTTCGTTGAAGTCGATTGAGATATCTTGATCAAGATTATCAATCGTGGAAAATCTTACTTCGTCAACTTCAAAGATTTGTCTATTTAGCTCTGAAATATTTAGGTCTTCTCCAAAGTCCCGATTGTCTGCATTCATGTAAGTTAGAATCTTATCTCTTACCTTGGATCTAATTTGATCAAAATTTTCTTCTTCCTCTCTATCAATTTTGATTGTTACATCAAGATCTAGAGTACGAATAAGTCCATCAACAATTACTATATCATCAGTTGCCATTTTCTTTTTAGAAATAGCAGCAAGCAACTGAGTTTTGAAGTTTGTGGTAGCTCTTTGAAGTTGAATGTCAGAAGCTTTTTCAAGGACATAAATATCAATGACATTTGCTGAGGCATAGGCTTTCCTAGTAGCTGCTGTTGCTTTCCCCACAGTTCCAAAAGTACTTATAAATGTATTAGCAAATACAGAGTAGTCTTCTAGAGTTACAAGACGGTCTTGCCTTCTAAAGTTTAGTGGAGCATATTTTTTAGCATGTTCAACAGTCTCTGCGTTAGCTCCACCAGTTCCTTTAGAAATGTTAGTAATTGTTCCTTTTTCAGATCCAACAGTTATTGAAGCATTGATAGTATCTTTTTCAATATTTCCTCTACTTCCTCCTCCAATACGGTATTCAACTCTGAAAGAAGCAGTATTCTCTGGAGATATTCCTACGGATCCATCACCAAAAACAAGCGTAGCGTTGTAATTATCATCATATACTACTTCAAAGATCTTGTCAGATGCTCCTGATGCAAAGTAGATATTTGGAACTTCTGTATATGCTCCCGATTGTGCCGTAGTCGGGCTAGTTACATATACAGCAACACTACCGTCAATTACAGGTCCTTGATTGAGTCTAATAGTTTTTACACCCTCGGTTGTTGCAAAGGTTCCAGTCTCATTGACAAGAGCCCCTTCTTGCAATACTAAATTTGTAAAAACTTTTTTATCCGCATCAACAGCATCGGCAGGCAGAATTCTAATAGATCCAGTAGCATTAGCTATATCTACTAATCCATTTACAACACTATAAAGAGTATAAGTTAGAGCACCTCCGTCTTCTGGAGAAGTAATATTTACTATTCTCTGTCCTATACTTAGTTCTAGCGGAGTAGTGACTGTATTATCCATAGTTATCTTAGCATCACAAGCAGCCGATAATGGACCCCGCATTCTAATACCGATTAGTTGAAGAAGTTTTTTTACACTAGATCTCTGTTTGGCAGTAGCTAAAAAGTTTTCATTTGCTAACATATCTGCCTTCATGGACATTACGGCACCCATATATGCAGTGAGTTCTAAGAACATCATACCCAGATCGGATTCTACGAAATACTTATAATCGTTAGGGTATACTGTTTTAGCATAGTCGATTAGAGACTGCCGAAGTGTTGTGAAGTCTGTGGCTGCAAAATTGATAAACTGTGGTCTTTTAGAAACTGGGATATTTGCCAGCTTCATAAAGTCCGAGGCTATAGTTCCAGAAAAGTTCATGATATGGTGACTCCTACATCAAACACTTCTAAGTCTGATTTATCTAACTTTAGGGTAAGAATTACTTGTAAAGAGTTACCCCCTGCTGGTCCTGCATCTCCAGTAGGAAATACAGCCAGCTTTTGTATTTTAGCTCCTACAATATAATTTCTAAATGATGTTTCAATTTCGTTTCTAATTCCTTGAAAGGTAGTCTCGTCTAGCGGTTGAAATAGGTATCTTCGTAAATTACATCCGTAGTTTGGAAGCATAATCCGCTCTCCACGCTCAGTTAGAAGCAGTTGTTCTACTGAGTTCTTTATCATATTGATACCAGAAGATTTAGAAAAAATACCACCATACTGTGTAGAGCCTAATGGATAATTCAATCCATATATTTCTTTTTTCTGGCTCTTGCTAGATTTGATATTATATCTTTTTTGAATAGAACCGTAGATTGTCGTTGTAGTATTAGCAGCCATTACATCTTAATATTTTTGAAAAATCCCTTTTGGGCATCATAGTTTTTCTTAACTTCCCCTGTATCTAGAGGTCTAGAGTAAAACTTCAAACTTCCTATGTGACCACGAAGACCACTCACAATCCCTCCACGATCTCCACCCATGAAATTTCCATACTGATACATACCATCGGTGTATCCACCCCCAATTATCCAAGGAGTATAGAACCTATTGAGTAGCGGCCCTTGCTTGATAGTTGTTGGACCATCAACTGTTGTAGAAGAGTATTGGAAACTATTGTTCTTTTTGAATGATGGTAGTGAGATAGGCTTCCTAACATCTACTCCAAAAACTGTACTAATAGATGATGTAGCCACCAGAGCCCCATCTGCATACATCTTGATCTCGTCTCTCTGAGGATCACAAGATATGTCGATCAAAACGAATTGTGACGACACATTTCCGAATTGTGTCGCTGACAAGTCCACTTTCATTTTATAAAATGTTTCATAATCCTGACACTCATCATTATTGATGAATGACGCTGATGAGAAGTCCCTAGCCTGAGTTGGAGCTATGAAGAAGCTTAGAGATGAGGCTGGGTCGTTGTCATATTGAGCGTTGCTGTATCCAGCCGATGCTTGAGTAATCCTTCGGTCTCTACTAAATCCACAGACCAATCCTCGAACAAACTCTCCCCCCCTTTCATTACTTAAAAAATCAAGGTCTTTATAGGCTCCTGTGTGATCAATGGTAGAAGCATTTGGATTATGACCAACATTCTCACAACCAAATAAAACTTTAGTGAGAGACGAGGGGGAGGGTGTGTCTAGATTAGTACCACTTGCCCATCCTAGAGCACCATCCATGATATTAGGCACATGGACCCAACACTCTACGGTAAATCCAGTTGACGAATAAGTTAGATCCCTAAACTCCTGAGTATCGGGAAGTTTGATATAAGATCCAAGACCAGAAGCTCCAGCAGGATCTGTGCTCTTGTTCTTTACAATACCTTCTAAGTAAGGAATAGCAAGACCTGAGAAGAATAAGGCTTTCTTAGATGGGCCAACAAGCTGTGCATTATTGTACATATTCTCTGTAGCACAGTTAGTCACATTGAAGTTAGTAGAAGAGGGCAACTCAAGTGATGTATCTAAGAAATTATAAATTGCAAACAAACCATTAGAAACCACTTGATCCGTCAAGGATAGAACAGTTCCTGAAGTAGCCCCTGAAGGCGAATACAGAATGCTTCCCCTACCCACAGTAGGAATCTTGAGGTGATTATAGCTTAGTGAGTCTGGGCGTTGCTGTGCTGATCTAACATACTTAGTATCAATTGGTAGCACAATGCCTTCTACTTCTGCGTGCTGAAATACCAAAGCTTTTTGCTTCTCTAAGTCCACAGAAAGGTTGTACTTTTGTAGATAGGAAAAATCATTGATTGGGACTTCACCAGGACCAAACTCGGGGCTACGCAGATCGCCATAAACCTGACCAGCCTTTACAGCTACTTCAATCTGCTTCTTTCGACGATTGATTTTATTATTATGATTGGCTATCTCGGATATGATCAAATTTCGTTGATTACTTACAATTGAAGAATCAGCACCATATTCAGAGATAAAAGTTTGTAGATCAGAAGACAAATCATAAACATGCTTGTCTCTTTGCTGTTTTAGTACAGCGAGGAAGTGGTCTTCGTTATAGTAGTTTTGAAGTCCTCGACTATCATCAATTCGATTTGGATCAAAAATGTTATCAGTAAACTTATCTAATGATTGTAAAGAAAGGGCTTGACCCTTACCTCCAAGGTTAGGATCGTAGTCATACTTCCAAGCATCCCCGACAGGAACCATTCCCGAAATAGATAGATATATGGGATCCAAGCCCCCATCGTACGAATCGTAATATAGTCCATCATTGGTTAGAACATAAAGTCCAGCTTTGGTCAAAGGAGGTCCGTATGTTAGTCGGAATACTGGATCTGCCTCCTCAACCCCAGGGTCATCTTGCTCGGATCTAGGAAAGTTAGTGGCTGATAAGAAAGAATCAAGCTCTCTTGAGTCGAGGAACTTAGGCTCAAGAGATGGATCCTGAGAACGGGCTGCTAATATATTATTGATAGTAGCAATCTGTGCATCTGCTGCCTTGATAAAGTTACTAGCTTCTGCGAGCTTTGCCTTCTCTCCAGCATACAAGGTATCAAAGAGTTCTTGAATTTCTTCTGGAGGTAGCGTAGCCTTTTGGTCGGCAGAATTGCCTGATTGAAATTTTTGTAGCTGACTGTATTTATCTAAACAATTTTTTATTGCATTGATCTCGTTTGTAACATCTGTATAGTTTTGATAAATCTGAGCACCAAAAGATGTTGCGTATTGAAAGGCTCCGAGAAGCCCAGCTAGATTATTTTTAGTTTGTGAATCGTTGTTATCTACACCCATCCAAGCAGTATCAGAACCAAACTTGAAAGTTCCTGTTTCGGTATCAAATTCAATGATACCTGTATTGAGCATCATTTTCTTGAAGACCTCTTTTGTAACTTCATTTGCCTTAGCCTTACCTGCCTTGATCTGTGTTGAAATATCTGATAGTACAGAACTTGGTAATAGGTTCATAGCATTATTGGCTAAGTTCAGCATACAACTAGGCATACCGAAAGACATTCCAAGAGCTTGAATTGCTCCTGTTCCTGTCTGCCCTTGTACTTTGAGAAATGTATCTAAATCGAAAGACGCCATATCAGTATGTTGTTACTCCTATATTGTTATATGTACTTTGAGTATCTCCAATACCTGGATTTGCTCCACCCACATTTGGAGGAGGAACGGTTATTGGAGTCACACTTGCCACAGTTCCTGCTATACCAGCTTGTGTTGCAAACTCAGCTTTTCCAGTAATATCGCCATTTAACTTTGAATTGATTTCTGGCGCATTTACAGTTCCATTTAGATTAATTGTTGGAGATTGAATATTCAAATTAGAAGCTGCCGATATATCTATGTTGTTAGCTTGAATTCCTATAGAATCAGCAGCTATATCAATTTTACCATTTGTTTTTAATCTAATAGTACCCCCTGCTCCATTAGTTTCAATAATAATCTGTTGATTATTTCCACTTTCATTTAGGCACTCAATGAAGATGCGACCCTGCTCTGCTTGTGTAAAAACATTAACATCCTTCCATTTACTCTGAATATTAACATTTCCAGCATTCACACTATTTCCGTAAGGCACACCGTTAGCATTATTGAGTAGTTGTAATTCTCTGCCTCCAGCGCCAACTAGAATATCAGTCTGTGATTCACTGCAAATATATTTTTGAGGCCCAACAGACTCTACCTGAATTGATCTAGCAGCCGTGCTCTGATTTTGTGGATCATCTGTTAGCGTGATTCTACTACCGTTACCACTATCAATAGTGATAGCATCAATAGTAGGCCCATCATGTAGTGTAATTTTTTTACTTCCCGTAGAAGTAATTTCAGTTTTTTTATTGATAAACTCTGGACTATACTCATCGGACATCAAAATTCCTGCTCCTTCTGGGCTTCGGAATAAATATCTCATTGGTGTGTTGCGAGCTTTGTACATCTCTGGATCAGCACGCTCTACAGGCATTAGAGTAGAGTCCTTCAATTCACCCCCAGATCCTGTAGGCTCTGCATCTTTTGGCTCAGAAGCAAATGTGGTGCCCATGTAGTACCAACTACTCGAACCTGTAGGCTTGCACACCAACACCTCAGTTCCAACCTCTGGAATCGCTATAAACGCTCCTGCCGCATTTGAGCCATAAGGGCTGACATAGTAGATGGTCTGCTCCTCGTTACCCTCAGCCGAGACCTTAGCCCTAAATGAGCCGCTCCTAGCAGGATCAACCCTACTCCGTACCTCAGCCAGTGATATAGCCCCCTCGTTATTGCATTCCTTCATGTTATTCCTCTAATTTGAAATTTGGCGCGTTTTTTACGAGTTTGAATTCTGATGTTGCCGCGCTGGTAGTAATAGTATGCTTGAAGCCCATGATCTTATAGAGTCCGCTAAAGAACCTGTTCATTAGTCCCCTACTTGGACGAACTACTTGGGTTATATCCTGATCTTGTGCAAATACAATACAAGGACCGTTGATCGAAGCTAGTTTTGATATGTGAAAAAGCGGTAGGGTAGTGATACTCATTTGAAGAGCTTTTCTATACATATCTTCTGCTTGATCCGCTAGAATACTATTTGGATTTCCTGTTAAATGTTGATCTACCAAGACGAGCCCATGTAAATTTTTTTGTTCTAGTTCTTTGATGATAGTATAATAAGCCTTTGCAGCATCTTCTGCTGAATCTACCTCCAACTCTTCTATAAGCTCGGGGGAGATGCGACTCGCTAAATCTTGCAGAACTGCCTGTTTCTCTTCGTTTCCCATCCCCATAGAAAAGCCCTTACTCCTCAAGTATCCTATAGCTGCGCCTGTCGATCTGATGGGAAAGCTTCCAATTCCCGTAGGAAGTATACCCTCTGCTATATTAGAGGTTAATCTAGATATCTCTTTTTGATAACCCATCTTCAAAGTAGAAAAATATACACCACCAAACTTGAATTTTAGATCAAGAATGTTTGGATTTTGTGTATTGTATCTAAATACAGGAATACCATTCTCTTGAATATATTTTTTTTCTTGATCAGAAAAATCTTCGTCTTGAAACGCGAAGTCGTCTGGAAGATATGAGATATCTCCAAAAGCTCCTGACCCTTTGATAACAGGATATACAATATCTCTGATCTTTTTATTATAATCCTTTTTAGCTAGTTTAGTTCTATCTAATGGGTGAAGAGGGATTTGAGCTAACGCTGCGGTGGCTGCTGCACTCTTTAGCTTATCAATAGATTTGTATTTTTGATCTAAATTTACTCCTCCATATAAGTATTCTTTGATCAAGGCGAGATCTCCAACAATAATGGCTGGACTGTCCTCTGTAAACTCATCGTACCCTGCAAATATAGGATAATTCTTATTAGCTCTATCAGCCCATAATTTCAAAACATTCACATCGGACTCTGACATAATTGCCAGGCTTGATGGCTTATAATATTCTTGAGAGTTTTTTTTGATATTATCAAAGATAGTTTGAAGAACTTGCTTGTGGTCTGGTATAGCTTTGTCTGCTTTATCTATGACTGCTGTAAAATATTTATCTTTATAATAAGTTTCTCCTTGAAGTTTTGCTGTTGGTTTACGCTCATTATCTAGCAAACGACCTATATCACCATGTCCCTTTGCATCAGGTTCAAGTTTTGATGCTTCATTTTTATCTATTTGGTGTAATCTTAGTCCTAAGGTTTTTAGAAAGCTTTCGACAAACACCTCATCTCTTCCCAAGCTTGTTAGGGCTAAATTATTCACATCTATAGATCTAAGATATTTGAAATTTCCAAAACTTGCTGCTGCCACACCAACAGCAAAGTTTGATGCCTCTGCGTTAGCTGTTTTTGCAGCATCACTAATAGCTTGTCTACAAGTTAGATTTATGTTAGGTAACAATACAATAACATTTTTATTACTTGTAGCTCTCTGAACATACTGACGAATAGCGTCAATTATCATAGCATGGAAATCAAACTTTTCAATTTTATCAGCAACAGACTCAAAACCTGTTTCAGTAAGAGTATCACTAATTTCTTTTTGATAAAGTTTTATATCTTCTACTGCCCTATTTTGTAACTCTAAGTAGTCTAACGGATTATAAGTAATATCCTCTAAAAATTTTATTTCTTGTGAGTTACCAACATAACGCATTTTGAGTCCCTGTAAATTGAGATTTACAGGCTCATTATATGCTCCTCTACGCTGTCCTATATCGAAGGCTGCTGTGGTGGGAGTCAAGGTAAGAGTGACCTTCCTTGCACCCTTTACCGTTATGTCTGCGTTTGTTAGGACTACTCTATGAGGACCAGACCACAAATCTAAATTGTTGCCTGTTCCATAAGCTACATATAACTCTTTTTCTCCTATGGTTTTTACCAGCTCTTGCTTATATTGCGATGCAAACTCTTTTGAAAACTCTTCCTGGCTCTGCTTTACATCGTTAGGATTATCAGTAATAAAACTCTTAGTCTTTTCCGCTTGAGGATTTGAGTATCCCTCAATTAGTCTAGCAGGGTTGGTATTGAAGAATCTAGCTTCAAATTCATTTTTTGGATCAATAAATGATAGCACCATGTTCATCCCACCCCCAAGACCTAGACTGTGCTCAAAGGAAATAAAATTTGGATTAGCAACATTATTGAATAGAAGAACATCATCTTCTCCCTCAGATAGATCAGCTACTAAACTTTTATAAGTAGCTCCCTGAGTGAACAATCGCTCCATAGCTTCCTTAGTGAAAGCTACTATTACATTTGCTGTAGGTATATTCATCGAATCTTAGGAATTAGAATTGAATCTCCTTCATTGAATCCTTCAAAAGGATCCTCAATGTTATTGACTAACATTAGCAGCCACCAATTTTTAGGACTTTCGTAAAATAGATTAGAAATTAGATCTGGTCTATGAGCATACCCTGCTGGGATAAATCCAACTTGATACTCAAATGCTGTGTCCAAGCTGTCTAGCAGAGCATCAAACTTATTGGTATTTACAATTGTAGTTGTCGTGATATTTTTATGTTGAACTTGCAACTCATCTAGACTATATGGTCCTCTATCTTGCTTTGCCATATCAATAATATCCTGGATCCATACTGTTGGTTTCCCCTAGAACAACGGCTTCCCAACCAGCCAAGTTGTCGCGTTCAATTGGATTACCTTTTGGTGCAAACTCACCAAAGTCTCCAGTTCTAATTTCTTCGAGCTTGAGATTTACCTTGATTTGTCTTGGAAGTAGAGTGTCAAGATCATACCCTGCTGCTTCGTTGTAATCAATAGAGTAGTCTGTGCAGATGCACGGAATATTTTGATACAAAATACCGTGATTTAGTCTAATTACAGGAGGACCATAAATGGGATTCTTAGAATAGTTTACTACACTAGACCTAATAATATTAGTCCAGTAAATAATAAGATCAATAATTCTATATTTCAAATTCTGATCTGCTTGATATCCTGCTGCTTCTTGACTAAGATTGAATACACCTAATGCAGAATTTACTACTATTCCTAATTGTGGGTTAGCTATTATTTGTTGTCCTACATAACCGTTTGCAAGATCTTGACCTAGTACTCCTTCTAAGTTGTATCGTGCAGCCAACCTGGCCTTCTCTTCTAAAGTAATACCAGTACCTGAAGCTGTAAGGTTATTTATTACTTGTTTTGCTGAATCTTTAGCTAAACTTTGTGTATATTTTGTTCCTAGCCTAAACGCTGCTCCTTCTGGGATTGAGTTATTTTTGGTAGGCTCTAAAAACTTTTGTTTTTCTAATTCAATATTATCTTTGTCCTGCATATAACTTACATATTTGTCTAAGTTTATATCAGGATGTTCCTCAAGTATATGCGGTAAAGATATATTAAATGTTAGATTTAGAACTCTGGAATCAGCTCCCATGTAGCTGTACAGGTTACTAGATCTAGAAATTAGAGAATATTTTTGATACCTAGCCTTTTTGGATTCTTTGATAGAAACATTTTCAAAGAATGGGAGTTCAACTGTGTAGTAATTATTTCCACCAGTTGGCATTGGGAAATAGAACATCAGCTTTGTTCTTTCAGAAAGTGCTCTATCTACGATATGTCGATTAGTCATGATCCAGTATCAATCATTGAAGAGGGATTTCTATCCCCTTGTGCTGCTCTTTGCTCATTAGCTAATCTAAGCTCTTCAAGCATTTCCTCAGCAGTAGTATCTCGACCAACACCTAGAATTCCTTCGATACTTCTTCCAAGCATATTAGCAGTTTCATCCAAGAACTCAGGAGTTGTTGCTATCTCAGGAGTTTTTTTATTTATCTCTTTTAGTTCTTTATTTTGTTCTCTTTGAAGATCTCTACTATTAGCAAAATCATCACGCAAATCACTCAAAAGTCTATTTCCTAGTAAGTTAGGATCTTCATTAGCTTTTTTTAGTTTTTCTGAAAACTGTCTTGCACTTTCTGCTGGGTCAGTTTTTATGATATCAAAACTTTTATTCATGGAGTCTGCTCTATCTACTATTCGTTGACCCACACTTTCCAATTGAGAATCTACCTTTCCAATAACAGATTCCAAGTTTGCAAAGGGTAATTCATTAATAGCCGTAGCTAACGCCTTTACTATGAGTAAGAAAGCTCCATAAATTGCATCTAATCCGTTCATAAATACATCAAATGCAATTTTTACTGCTTCTAGGGGAATAACAATCCCATAATGGATTGCTGTTTGTATGCCCATAAAACTATTTTTTATTTTTGGAAAGATTTCATCTATTATGAGACCCACTTTATTTCTAAACTTATCAAAAGTGTTTAGTCCCAGAATAGCAAAATCAATAACCGCTAGAGTTACTTTTTTAAATGCTTTATCAGCTTCAGGTAATGCGCCTTCTAAGAAGGTAGAAAATCTTTCAACAACTCTCCTAGCTACCAAAGACAAAGCATCAAATGATTTAACAATTACTGGATAAAATTTAGATAAGGCTTCTTGGAATGGTACAAGAATCTCAGCTTTGAGGTTTGCCAAGGTCATACCAAAGTCAGCAGCATCTTCTCCCTCTTTTTTAGTTCTCTTCCCTAAATTATCAGCAACAGTAGTTAGCTGGATAGCTTGTTGTCCGAATATTTCAGATGCTACTCCAATTTGGAAGAATCCCTTGCTTGCATCTCCTGCTACACTTTTGAAGTTGTTAGAGGCTGTAACAAATGCATCTTTTAGAATTTGCTGTGCTTCCGCTGAAGATTTAGCCGCTGAAAGTCTTTCTCTAACATCTGAAATACCCAGTTTAGTTAGACGCTCGTACCCTTCCATGCTGGTGTCCATAACCATACTCATAACACTCTGAAGGGGACCAGCAAGTTGTGGGCCTAGCTCGCCTTGTAAGCCAGCAACGGCTCCCATAACCTTATCTCCCATACCTGCTAGGGCTTGGGCAGGGAATGTGGACTTGAGAGCGTCAATAGCTCCTACAAGCTTGTCTGTGCTAATCTGATACTCAGCCCCAGTCTCTATTAAGCTATTAGATAGATTATTGGTTTGATCTCTCGATAGCAGTAATGATGATTCTAACCCAGCAAAAGCTTTAGCTGTTTGTTGATATGCGGTCCCAGTTAGCTGTTGTTGGTTGATAAGTCTAGCTACACCAGCAGTATTTCCTTGCAAACCAGCTTCAAGGCCAGCAACAGCAGCACCAAATCGCTGGTTTATATCCCCTCGAAGACCCTCCATAGTGCCACCAAGCTGCGTTCTTGTGGCTTCATAGGTCTGCCCTAATGCTAGTGAGGCTTTCTGTGCTTTATCAGCAAAATCCATAGCTGCCCGTATCTGATTCGTCAGGGCATCCATAGATTTTGTCAATCCGCCTAATACTACATCACTAATCATTATACAACCTCATTTGGGGGATTTTTACTTATTTTACGAAGTGGTCCAAAGATATTACTCATAATGTAAGTTCTATATCCTTCTTGTGGAAGTTCGCTATTGTTATATAGAGTTTCAAGAGAATCTGGGGAATATGATCCATTCTCGGGAACCTTGAACCCTGTAAGGAGTTGATTTCCAGTCTTAGCATCCTTAGTGATTGGCTCGGTCAATAATAGGATTCTAAAGCCTCTACTTCCTTTACCTGTGCCAAGCTTGTACCTAAAGAATACAATATCTCCTGGCCCACCACAAGAGTCACTCTTGGGCACCATAGACACCCTCAAGTCGTCGTTTGCACCAACTTGAACAAGAAAATTCTGGATTCCTTTTGAAAACTTAGCCATGTCTCTATATTATATATAAACATTTATACTAATTATGAGTTATAACCTAGATGTAGATATTATTGATTTTCTTGATCTTATCAATGAGACACTTAGCTATAGTTTTGTAGAGAAGTGGAGACATAAATATAGTGAAAAGTTTATCAAACATTTTCAATTCAAAGTTCTTGATGCTATGAACAAGCAGAAGCCCATCAAGCTGGAGATGTTATATAACTATCTAACTAAGAAGTGTAAGTATTCACATGAGCAAGTACATAACTTCTTTGTATCTATAGACATAGATATATACTCACCGTTTATTTACGGGACTTATCCGAAGTCTTTTTAGATTTTAGCTCCTCTATCTTGCTCTGAACTTCATGCATTGTGCAGAACTCAGGGCAAGCACTCTTGTAGGCGCACCAGTTACAGAAGTCGTTCCTGTTGGGCTTCATGTCGTCCTTCTTACTCTTTCGGATCTTCCATACCTCGTCCACAATCTTACGGGCGTGAGCGGCAATCTGTGGCGCGGTGTACTGGACATGGACGAAGTTGTTGGTCAATGGGTAGTAATGTGCTGCGATAATCTTTGAAACAGGAACATCGTACATTTTACTGATCGCAAACACATAACCTTTGAGTTGTGTATCTTGGTACAATTCGACCTTACTCTTCTCCCGCTTGGAAGTCTTGTAGTCGATAACTAGGTATCCCCCATCCTTACCCTTGATTACACGGTCGATTACCCCGTTCAAGGTGATATCATCTTTTACAGGCACCTCGAATACGAGTTCGCAGGCAATAGTATTCTCTAGCTGTTCGTTGAACTTGAGAAAATTCTGGATACACTGTAAATCCTTGCCGTCGTACTTCTGTGATACCTTGTATGTGCCCTTCACTTCTTCAGCGATCTGGACAAGCTCCTCTTGAGTTTTGGCGTTCACACCGTCCTCAAGTATCTTGTGGATATATGATCCAAAGTGAAGAGCGTCCGTGTTGGACTCTTCTGGCTCAGGTAGCCGATCAACATAACGGTAACGATATTTCAGCTTACACTGCTTGAAAGTTTGATACTTAGATTCGGAAATAGTTTTTATGTACATTATATCACCTCAGTTTATTAGAGACTACATTACCCAAAATTTTTCTGACAAAGGTAGATTATCTTCCAACGGTCAGGAATTTATCATGGAGTCCATCTTCGTCCAGAATGATTGGAAGAAGCACATGAGCGTCAATGTAGATAGTGGACTATGGCAGTGCTTCAAGACAGGACGCTCAGGTAACTTTGTCCGTCTGTATGCTGAGATTGAGAAGATCCCTTACTTCCGCGCATACAGGGATCTGATGATCAAGAACTTCGAGTTTCTAGGTGAAGATATTCCAGAGCAGATCAAGGAGGAGCGTCAGCTAGAGCTTGACACCAGCAGGCTAATACCTCTCAATATTGAGTCTGGATTCTCTGAAGATCGTGATGTTCTGGCTGCGTGGAGTTTTCTTTTTCAGCGAAAGCTATTTACAGAAGAAAACCCTCCCGAAGCAGAATACTATCTTTGCATGGAAGGTAAGTTCCACAACCGCATCATCATCCCATTCAAGAAGGATTCAATTGTATACTACTTCCAAGGACGAGCCCTGGGAGATCAGCGTCCAAAGTATCTAAACCCCTCTATTGATATTGCTCCAAATCCTTCTGAGATCCTGTATCCCTACGATGAGGAGGCTGATCATCTTGTAGTTTGTGAGGGACCCCTGGATGCCAAGTCCCTTCAGCTTCAAGGTGTCAATGCTACAGCGACCATGAAGAACTACATCAGCCCACGCCAAGCTGAGATCCTATCTACATTCGACGGACAGGTGATCATTGGATTCGACAATGATGAAGCTGGTATCCGTGGTTGTGAGCGTTTCGATCAGCTTCGGCGTGAGCGTCTAATGAATGATTTCTGGGTATGTGATCCTCCTCCCACCTTCAAAGACTGGAATGAAGCTCATCAAAAAGGGGTGAGCCTCCCCGATTGGATCAACAGAGGAAGCTCACTTTATAACTTTGAATACAAAATGATGAATAAAATTAGCTCACTGTGAAATAGTATGGAGGTGAGATAATAGTCTCATTCAATAGTGTATATTTGACAATCATTCTATAAGTTCCAGTAAGTCCTCCAAAGTCTGCTACTCTAGGATGTGTTGCCAAAGTTGTAGTGTCGAAATTGAAAACAATAGTGTTATCAGAGGTTACATCAATTGTAGAGCTAGTATCCGAGAATCCAGAAACAGTTACATGAGCAGGTAGAGTAGTAGAATCCTCATTTATCTTTTCGATCTTCATCATCGCGCTGGTAATAGCAGAGTCTCTAAAGATGTTCTTTACACTATCATCAATGTCTTTGTTTTGAATCGTAATCTCAGTTGTTACTTTTAGATTTTCAATAGAACTTAGAGTTAGGTGTTTATTGATTAGTTTGTTTCTAGTAGCTAGGAGTAGAGGCTGAGTGATGCTAAAGAATGTATCCTCGTAAAGATGGAAATCGTTGATTAGCGTTTGGTAATCAGACCCAGCAGCAAACTTGACTGTCCAGCAGTCAATGTAGTCATTGACAGCACTAGCAGAGTTAGCAATTTCAAGAGAAGATCCTTGGAAGGTATAGGATCCTGAAATGTCTTGTGTGCCATCTAGAATACAGATATATTCACCCTGCTTTACTCGATAAATACCACTAAGGCAAGAGGCGTCTGTAGCAGGTAGATAGCTAGTTGGATCCAGAGCGGCACCAGCATCATTAGCGGAAGCTCCGAACTGCATCAGAATGATTGATGCTGGGACGGAACTAGAGATTAGGTTGTCACTACCGAGAACGGTGCTTGGAGTAAAGTTTGATGCTTTTTGAAAAATAGTTACACCACTAATGTCGTAGGGGTCGTAATACTGTCCATCGTTTATGAAAAATGCCCTCAACGCGACCTTCTGAATTACAGTTGGTCTGTTGTGCCTATCAACTACTGTTACTCCGTTTAATTGCATCGCTTTCTCGCTCCAGATCTTCTCTTAGAAGTTTTAGAAATACTGTTCTTTCTGTACGGGTCATCTGCTTTACATCGGAATATGTAAAGTTAGCCCGTTTCACAAGTATATAGGCTTCTAGAAGAAGATTGTCTACATCAATTACTTCTTCTAGTTCACATCGAAAAAATTTGAGTCGATTGGTAGGTCCACGACCGTTACCCCTCCGCAGCTTCCGCACTCAAATTTGATCTTAGTGTCAACGCCGAAATCAGTCTTGATGGCGTTTAGAATAGTTCTGACATCTCTAAGTGGGAGCTTATCAACAACTCTGGCGATGATGGACTTATCAGTATGTCCGTCGATGTCAGTAACGAAGCGCCACATTTGATCTAGAGCAGTAGCTGTATCTATCATCATCTTTTCATCACGAACTCTTGGAAGCCTGACCTTGGCTTCCTTTTTTAGTGTAGGAAGCATTACCGTAATAGGATCCTGGAAATCATCAGGTACAGGGTTTACATTGAGTTGAGAGAGTTTTACAGTAGTTGGGTTTTCAGCCTTACACTGTGAACAGATAAGGAGAGTATTATAGTCATCTCCATAGGAAATCTCTCTAAGCTTCATGATTAGATAAAGCTTATCCATTGATAGGAGATCGGGAATACGAATATTAGTAGTGCATCGTTGAAGAATAAGATTTACTGGATCGTCATTCTTACCTGCGCTAACAAGAGCCTTCTCGTCCTCAAATGTCATTGGACGGATGGTAATAGGAGCGCCTGGATCCTCTAAATTGTATACTCTACATTCTGAGGGTAGTTCTACCTCTACAGCAGTATCTGTAGGTAGCTCTTTCAAAATTTCATCAATAACTGCCTGCTTGGCAGAATCATCAACTTGTTGGTTTAGCATATTTCAATTCCTGTGGGTATAATCCCTAGTCTATAATAGTGTGATGAAGATCCATGTCGATAATATAAATTCTCGTATAGAGACCGACAACCCCGAGCTTCTAAAAGCACTATATGAGCTATATTCATTCAATGTCCCAGGAGCGCGGTATTCACCATCCTATAAGCGCAGACAGTGGGACGGTAAAGTTCACTTTATTAGTAGGACGGGTGTATTCAAGACTGGTTTATTATCTAGGCTTCTCACAGATCTGAAGAAAATTGACTGTGAGCCCGAGGTAGTTTGGGGAGAGTCTAGAGCTTATAATACTTTATGTATTGCTCATAAAATTGAAGGATTTACCTATTACGACTATCAAAAAGAGTTAATAGAAAAGGCTCTAACAGAGCATAGAGGGGTTATTAAATCCCCTACAGGTTCGGGAAAAACTTTGATCATGGCAGGATTGGTTAAGGCGCTCGAAGGTAGGAAGATGGTTATCCTTTTCAATGCAAAACAGCTATTGACACAGACATATGAATTTCTCACTGGAGCTTGTGGTATGGATAACATTGGCCTTTGTTTTGGTGAGGGTTATATTTACGGTGATATCATGCTTTGTACTGTTCAGTCTATTGAGAGAATACTTGACACCCACCTCGAAGAAGCAGAAGTATTGATGGTAGATGAGTGCCATGAGTTCTCTAACGGCAAGACAACACTAGCAGCCATCAGGAGCTTCCCTAACGCCGTGTATCGCCTCGGATTCACCGCTACGCCTCCTAGCGAGGATATCTCCCGCTACAACCTAGAAGGGGCTCTAGGGGGCGTCCTACAAAGCGTGGGGACAGCAGACCTCGTAGACGAAGGCAAACTAACAAAACCCATCATCCAACTAATCGACAGGCCATACGACGCTAGTGGGTTAGATGAGGACAAAGGATTCCTAGATGTTTATGATGATTACATTGTAAACAATGAATCCAGAAATAATATTATAAAGGAGATAGTAAATGACATCAGAAAACGAAACGAAAGAGCCCGCATCCTTATTCTTACCAAATCACTTGATCATGGACGGACTCTTGAAAGTCTGGTTGGAGAGTCCGTTGAGTTCTTGGAAGGGGCTAATTCCATCGGAGAACGGTATGACTGTATATCTAGATTCCGAGGATGTTCAGAGTCTAGTGTCCTCATTGGTACTAAAATCCTCCAAACAGGGGTTAACATTGAAGAGATCACTCATTTCATCAATGCCAGGGGAATGAAATCAGAGATTGCCACTCTTCAAGCACTTGGTCGAGCACTAAGACGACATGAGAGCAAAGATGTAGTATATATCTATGATTTTCTTGATAAGGAGAAGTATCTCTCAGATCACTCAGTAGCAAGAAAACGTCACTACGAAAAAGAGGGCCATACGGTTATAATCCTGTGATCAAAATTGAAGATAATTTTTTATGTAATGAAACTATTTTAGATGACCTGTATAGCTTCTTTCATTACGCAGGGTCATGGCAGTTTGATTTTTTTTGTGAAAAATATGTTTGGGGTAAAAAACATAAAGATAAAACAGAATCAAATATCTGCAAAGTAATCAGAGAACTTCCAAATCTTGACCCAGGCTTTACTGGAAAGGGTTACGAGGTATGGGTAAATGTTCTTGATGGTGAAAATAATCACCTAAATCACCATGTTGATTGCGACGAAGAAGCAGAAGGAATCGAACCTGCTAAGAAAACAGCAGTAATATTCCTAGGAGGCGATGAAATCGAGGGAGGTGAGCTTGTAATAGATACAGATGAATATAGTCCTGGCTATCGCTTTGAAGATAATATTTATGATTTAGTACAGCGAGCAGTAACAGATAAGTGGCTCAGAATAGATTACAAACCAAATCGTGTAGTTATCTTTGATAGTAACTATGCTCACGGTGTCCTGCCAATCAAGCACATAAAAAAAGGCACTTCAAGAATCAGTCTAATAATTAGCTGTTGGGATAAAAAAATAAAGGTACAACGATGAAAACTAGAGAATCAATTGAAAAACAAATCTTTGCTATCTCTGAAGATGATAGAAAAACTATTATAGCTCTTTCAGAAGAAATCAAGATGGCAACAGAAACAAGAGTTGTAAATGAAGAACTAATTCATAAATTAGATAACATTATCACAACTCTTGATAATCTGCGGGATAGTTATATGTGGAGACTACTTAGAGCAGCCAAGCAAAATCATATGATTGACTAATTCCCAATTTCAGGTGGTAGTTTTATCTCTGGGTTTTCCATCTTTAGACGGAGAGCCCAGTTTTCCATATCTCTACGAGTCCATTGATCCTCTAGCTTACTCTCAAGTGTATCTAACTTATAGTCAATTGTATTGAGTTGGGTACTGATCCAAACTACCCCTGTACATATAGTAATTACCATACCTAAGGGAAGCATAGTATCTTTTGATACAAAACTTTTCTTTTCTGGGTGAGAATTCATTCAATTTTCTCCTGAAGATTCATTATCCAATCCTCTTGATTGTAAGTATGTGATCGTATCCTGGTAAGATTTCTGTTGTAGAGGTAGTAGTTGCTACTCTTTCAAAATTGATTCCAATATCATCTCCTGCTGATAAACTAAG